CCAGCTTGTAGCCCGGCTGCCGGCACAGTTCGTTGCGCAGGGTGGATTCGGCCTTGTCGATTTCGCCGGCCAGAGCCTTGATGGGGTATTGTTTGGCGGCGGAATCGAGCAGATCTATGATTTCATCCATAAGAAATATTCTCCGATATTCTTGTTTACGTATTAAAAGCTATCGTGTTTTAATTACCCCAGTCTTTGGTTATTTTTTTCCATTGCTCTTTACTGAGCCCCTTTCGTTTTTGGTATCGGTTCGGATCTTCAGGAGGCAATAAACGATTTATTTGGGAGACCATAGCATCGAGGTTTAGACACAGCTGCTCTTTGAAAGCCTGGATACCCATGCGCATCAAACGAAGCTCTTGGGTCGTATCCGGGGTGATTTCGCTATTTGTTTTTGACTTTGGCATTTATTTAGTCTATTCTTGAACCCTTTAATTAAGGGGTGAAGTACGTTCCGGATTTTCAATTTCGCGGCTTTTGGGCCGGCCCGGTTTTCTGGGCGCAGCGGGCCATATCTCTCTGACACCGACGCTGATTGCAGACGCAATGGCCTCTTGAATCCGCCTGGACGTGGACAGGCCTTCGATGACCAGACCCACCGCCCTGGGTGTTACGGGCGGTTTCAGGCTGCGTGCGATCGCGGAGTGGGTTACTTTTGCCCGCACAAGCTCCGCCCGGATGTCCTCGGGTTTCATGTTGCAAATAGGTAAATCCATCTTTTTTCCTTAAAGCTGGTTTGTAGTTTTAGTGTGAACTTGTTTAATATGATACACGCAGTGTAGATTTTGTCAATTAAAAAATACACGCCATATGAAAAAAATACAAACTGAAGTCAATAAAGGTACGATTTTAATTGTTTTATACCGTCCTTTCGCTTTTTCCTTTTACATTCTACAACTATATTGATGTTCTCTTGAGTTTTATTATCAGCATTATGGAAAATAACTATATCAGCTGGCCCAATTAATGTGCTACCTTTTTGAATTCTAAATTCTGGCTGCATATGGTCGATAGGATAATTATATTCCTCATGGAGCCTTTGCTCGAACACAACCTTGGCCTCTCTGTTTTCTGGGGTATTCGGAATCTTTTGGTCTGTTATGTAATCGTAAAGATCTTTCTTGTCAGAGATGGAAGTTAGACCAGCCGAATCCTCTAATAGTTTTTTGACTTTTGCCATGTTTCACTCCAACTGTTTGATATTATATGATTCTATTGATGATTCTTATAAAGGAAGATTATTGAAGAATCAAATGATAAATTCGATTTAGAGATATTATTTCTTAGAGGAGAAATATAAGGTAATAAATAAAAGTTAAGGTAGCGGGAATCGAACTCGGGGCTGATTGAGCAATGGTTATTATTTTCTATTTTTTGAATGGTGGAGGCGGCGGGAGCCGAACCTGTCTCCAAAACTAATTAAATGCATCTTGCTTTCTGCCTAAAATCGGGTATTGTTCCTCGGCCATGATACCCCCCTTTTTGTTATTTTTTATTCGGGGCTTTAGCCAAATGCATTGCGGTTGTATGAGATATATTAAAGAATTGAGCTAGCCTGCGAAATGTAAAACGCTTTTTATCTATTTCTCTTGCCGCTTTTATGAAGCGTTTTCTCAAATCATCAGATAGTTCTCGTTCTGAGATTTCAGTTACTAGCTCTTCCCATAATGCCTTGATAGCCGTAACTTTGTCTAATATTTGGCGCGTGGTAACTTTATTGGCAAACGATGAGAGATCGGCACCACTTGAGTCTGTTAAGCATAGAGCTGCTAATTCAAAATAACGTTTAGAAATAGATTTCCCCTTATAATGTTTTCTGAGTATTCGTGCCCTCTCGCTTTCATCTGGAAGAGGAAGCCAAAGCCATCTAGAAAATCGTCTTCGAAAAGCGGGATCGACTAATTCTGGAAGATTTGTAGCAGCAATAAGAACACTATGGTCAGGCCAAGTATCGACTTCCTGCAGCAGCACAGCAACAACACGTTTCATTTCCCCGACATCATCATTTTCTATTCTGGCTCTTCCTAACGCATCAAATTCATCTAAAAGCAGTACAGATGATTCAACCTTTGCTCTATCCAAAGCTTTTTTAATATTTTGCCCAGTCTGGCCTAAATAGCTTGTCACAACGGATGCAAGATTTAGCGCCATCAAAGGTAAATTAAGCTCTGCGGCAATCCATCGGGCCAAAGTAGTTTTTCCTGTACCGGGTGGGCCCATTAATGCCAAACTAGTGGGTGGCTTTATTCCTGCTGATTTAATCTCCAACACATGCTGGCGTTCTTTAATAAAGCGGTTTATTGTCTCCTGGCAATTAGGGCTCAGAGTAAGCGTAACATCCACATCCGGTTTTTGCTCAACTACTAATAATTCCATCCCGCTGTCACCATCCACGGGAACACTGTCCATCTCTCTGAATTTCCTTAAAGCACCAAGCCCGCCAGATGAAGATATGATCCTGGAGATATTATGAGCAAAGGCCCGATCTTCTCTTTCCAGTTTCGTAAGTGCCTTTCTGAAAAGCATCAATATTTCTCTATTATCTTTTGCCGCTGCAAGTTTGGCTATTGACAATAAGAGCTCATTAAGTGTTTCCATATGCCGATTTTGTAAAAAAAATGAACTTTTGTCAATACAATTTTACAAAATATTTTAATATTAAATTATATCAATCAGTTAATGGTTAGTTTTTTTGTAAATTTCCAATTAATCATCAAAACCCAATGACCGGAGCTAAAGGTCTTTTCGACCAGGTTACCGATCCCCGGCACGGCCGCCAGCTGGCCGGACCGGACCCGGAGCGCCGATCAATAATCCGGAGCGGATAGTTTCTGTGGAATCCTAAGACCGATTTAAAGAAATTGGCATTAGTTTGATTACGAAGGAACTACCCTGACCTCACCGGCTTTCAGCCGATCAGAAACTATAACGATTAATCGACGTACAGAGCTGCATCTTTTATCCAGTCCATATTTGCGAAATGTATGACAGTCTCAACTCAAACAGTTTGTCACATATGGGATGATGTCTGTGACCTCCGAACTGCACCGCAAAACCGTAAACACGATCCCGGCGTTGGCAATCCCGAAAACATCTCCTGATATTGAAGGGGGATAGTAGGTTTAATTTGAGATCGCCGCATATATGCGAAATGGCGCCGTCGGGCGCGGTTTTGGCTAGACAATATATAGCCAAAATAACGACAAAGGCCGGATCGGAGATCCGGCCTAAGTGTTTGAATTTATTTGGTAGGCACGGTGAGATTTGAACTCACGACTTCTACCGTGTCAGGGGATAGTGCGGTTAATATTTGTAATTATACCAGCTTTTTATATTTGCTTTGGCTGGCTATATATTGTTTGTATAGCCGGTCCTCCAGGGCGTCTATTTGGGATCGTACTCGACGTGGTATCCCCAATCGTATTCGAGCACATCGAAATCGGGGCCTAATTGAGCTTTTATCTGCCGCTTGCTTACAATCTTTGCGCGATCCAGGTAATCCTCTGCGCAGCCGATATAGTGAAAACTGCCCGGCTGGTGTTCGCCGTCGCGCCGCGAGCTGATCATAAGCCGTTCGCCTTTGGCATGATAAAGTCGCGCTACCTTGCCCTGGGCCTTTTGCATTTGCGGCTGCAGATCTCCCTGCACGCTTTGTCTCAGCCATACCTCAATCATTTTAGCCTCCGTTCATAATTTTTTTAACCATGCCCTTAACACCAGTACCGCCGGCCATTTTTTCTGCAGATCTTCCAACGATATAACCAGTCAGGCCCAATTTGAGCAACGCCCACATATCGGCTGGGACCTCAAGCATTGTTGCATATTCTGCCCCGAAGAATAGACCGACATAAGGCGCAACGATATAGTTATTGAGAATAATAGCCCCAAATTCCGCCATGATTAAGGGTCGCCAGTTGCGCTGCAGCCAGCTGGCACCCGTGGCCTCTGCGGTAATAATATTGCTCTGCGCCTTGATCACCGCCAAAAACTCGGTATGAGCGATATCTGCGATTCGTTGCGAAAGGGCCGATTTGAGTTTCGCGGCTAAATCCTTGTCAGGGACCATATCATCAACGATATCGAGTGCTTTTACGAAAACATCAGAAACGGGTTTAATTATTGTGTTCCACCATGCCATGATTTAATTCCTTTCTGTATTTATTAAAATTGAAAGTTTAATAGTTATAATTAGCTCTGGCGTGAGCCTGGGCGTCGGGGTTGTCGCAGCGGCCGTTGAAACAGTTATACAGGCACTTGTTGCGGTAGGGCGATTTTTCTGAAAAATCACAGGCGGCGTGCTGGTCCTCCCAGTTTTTGCCCTCGCAGACGGAATACAGGCCGTTGAAGCGGCATAGGGTTTTGATTTCGGGCATCCAGGGTTCAGGGTTCAGGGTTAAAAAAATCGCGGCGGGGACGCCGCTCCCATAGATAGATTTAAGGCTTAATCTTCCAAAAGCTCCTTTACGGCCAGGTAAAAGGCCCACAGCGATAAAATCAGGGCTGCCGCGAGCAGGATTATGCATAGGATGCGGATCATCAGTTTTCTTTGTAGGTGTCGCACAGCCGGCGCCAGGCCTGGCGGGCCTGGGAGCTGGTATCAAAAAACTCGGTCATGGTTTTATGAAAATCCGGACAATTCGGGTTTGAACAGCGGTAGGCATATTGCATCCAGGGCGCATGCTTCAGGGTCCAGATCACCGGCTTAGGATGGCTGTGGCAGACCGGGCAAGGTTTCATTTTATCCACGCTCAAGGGCAGCCTCTCGAATATTGTGAAGCGTCTGGCGGCCACAGGACATCAGCCGGCAGGCTTCGGCCCGGTTGCCCTGCGCAATTTTTAAAGCGGCGCGGGCGTATTCTGCCCGCGTAATTTCTTGGAAGTTTTTTAATGCAAAACCACCCGGCCGACGCAGGTATGCCTGCGCAATTTGCGCCAGGTTCTGTTGCTGGCTTTTCAGGATAAGCGGCTTGGCACCGTTTATATCGATTAATTGCGCGATCAGCTCCTTGCCGTACGCCACCTCGTCATGGGACGTATGCTTGGCCGTGCTATACCCCAATCCTACCGCGCAAAAACAGCCGTATGCCTTGCGCAGGGTTTTGACTTGTTCGGCGTTCATGGCTTACCTTTTTTTGATGCAGTTTTCGATTTTGCGCAGGTATTCGAAAACATCGTCTTTCAGGGCTTCCAGGGCGTCGTTGAAATGCTGTTTGATTTTGAGGGTGTTGTTTTCGCACAGCAGCTGGTGCGTGGCCACCGGCATGTACTCGCCCTGGATGGCCTGGATCTGTTTCTGGAGGGAATCCATTTTTTCGGCATTCTCCTTTTTATGGGTTTGCAGCATGGAGCGGATGATAAACCAATGCAGCCCCAGGGCCCCGACGGCCACCACGGTGGGGATCCATGCGGTTTTGGCGGTCATATCATTGCATCTCCAGGCCGAGTTGCATGGAATTCATTCCGCCGCCTTCGAGCAGGGCCGCGTCCAGGGCGGAATCCGAAAGGTAGTAATCGAAAATCATCAGGTTTTTGATATGCGCCGGATATTCACTGCCGTAATGCAGCCACAGGTCATCGCCGGTGTGCGGGATGCTGTCGTCAAACGCGCCGGCCGTGCCGTGCGTCCAGGTGCCGTCGTGTTTTTCGCTGATATTCAGGTCGTCGTTAGCTTTATGCCAGCGCCCGGCGATAATGTAGATGGTGCCGCTTGCAATCGACTCGTTATTGATCACCGTGTTAGTCGAATCGGTGATCTCGAAATCGGTGTTGTCAAAATCGTAGTAAATAAGCCCGGTGGCGGATGGCTCAAACGTAACGATGCCGGTGCCGGTACCGGAACCGTCGGCGGCTGCAAATGCGGGAGTCCATTCGAAAATTACGGTGCCGTTATTGGCCAAGATAGTCTGGAGGGCTGCGCTTATAGTCCATTGAAAACCATAAGTCCCATCTGCTGCTTCACTGGTCCTGGTTACTGAACAAGAATCTGTATAGATATAGCTGGTTGGATACGGGGTTTCTTCAAGTTGAGCACCATAGGCATAGATCAGCACATCATTTATAGTAGCCGCAAAAGAATTAGTGCCATCTGCTGATGCTGGATAAACTCGGGCATTAGGAGCAGTCGTCCCCGTTTTGATGTCAACAGCTATCCAGGCACGATACCAGCCATTCCCAACTAACTCTATTCCACTATCCACAAGTGTATCTTCTGTTCCTACAGCGCCACTGCCCGATAAATCAAAATAAGCAGATGAAGTATTATTGTCCTTTGTTATAACTAATAATTGCATCCAACCGACTGTGCCAGCTTTTCCGAAAGCAGAAAAAGTATAGACAGTATTATACACCAATATTGAGGATACAGCATAACCTTGAAATCGTTGTTCCGATTTAGTAGCATCTGCTATAAATCCACAAGAAGTATTTGTATCTCCCCTTGGATCTGCTACGGTATCATACGTTTCTGTCAGATTATAATCCGTCCACTGACTCCAATCCTCAGAATAATCAAGTAAATTAGTTGCTTCGCCTTCAACTAATAATCCGTTGGTTTCAAATCTTGCCTTTGCTGCAATAGATGCAGAATTAACATAATCTGATGGCTCAAGCAAAGCCAAATCTGGAACTGATTTTATAGTAAGATTGTCTATCCAAACTTCTTCACCTACGCCCATACCTGCAAATACAATATAACAATTCGTAGCACCATGTGCTGTAAAAATCATTTTATAAGTAGTAAATGATTCTGCGATATTTCCCGATGATATAAAATCAGAACCATCATATATTTTAAGACTTGCTGAATCACCAGCTCCAACTTTTGCATCAAATTGAAAAAGATAGCTTTCTCCAACAGTCAAATCAGATATAAGATCATAACTATCACGTAAATATTGTCTTACTCCTAAACCATTATCAACATAAGTAATATGTAAGGCTCCACCAGTTCCAACCGCGTCATCAATTTTTATTTTATTTGTGCCATAGGGCACCCATGTAATATCGATCGGTTTTATGGAGATGTCGTCGAAGTACATCTTGTCGCCGTCATCGGGATTGCCATCAAAACCTATCAAAATACTCCCCACAACATCAGCGGCTAAATAAAAATATTCTTCAATAGTAGTATATGTATCATTACCTAATGCAAGGGATACAGATAATGGAATTTCTCCTGTAATATCACTCCAAGACATTAGCGCAGTTTTCAATGTATTTGCCGCCGGAACATGCACCCTTGCAGATACTTTGTATAATGTATTTGGAGTTAATATTGCGGCTCCTCCGCCGCCACTGGCCGACACAGTCAACGCAGCGTATGCATATGCGTCTCCGTTTGATGTTATAAGACCTTGTTTATCATCCGCACCATCTAAATCTGCTGGGCTATAAGCACAAGTTCCTGCCCCATCGGCAACAATTGTCCAATTTCCAATGTTCCCTGAACTAAAGTCTCGGTCATTTTGGGCGGTAATTGTTTCAGCGCCTAATAAATCTGCATAAGTAAATGCGCCTTTATCTCCTGAACCGCCGGCGCCGCCATTTTGATCGTATAAAGTATCGCCTATGACATTACCAGAAGGAAGGGTTTCAAGCATAATCTGTTTTAATTCTATTGAAACGGTCGAACCATCACCAGCAAATGTAAAATCTCCATCATCTTCACATGGATAAATAAAGATATCACCGTTAGCGGAACGACTAAATACAATAGCTAAACGATACCAGCCATCACCTTCTGAATTTGAATCAAATACAACATTGTCACTACCACCTATGGCTCCGTCACTGAGATTGACATATGCATAATCATTTTCACCATCGCCCGTTGCCTGAAGTAATATCCAGCCAACAGCCCCTGCTTTTGCATAAACAGATAACACATACGAATTACCTGCCGTAACAATATTACTCGCTCTGGATATAGGATGAGTCGCATCTCCCGCATCTGCAATTAATTCATTTGCTGTAGAGTTGGCTTGACGAGCCCTTGTCCACCATGCTTGAGTAATATCATTCTGCGCAGAGGTATGAATTGATTGTGCCCGATCACCCCAAGCAGTTTGCAGCACGCTGTCCGTGTCGATGTAGGTGGCGGCCGATACCCTGGACAGGGCGCCGGCGGTCAGGTTTGATTTTGAGTCCACCAGATCGGAGGTCAGCGGTAAATCGACTATTTTCTGGGCACCAAAGGCAGCGACGCTAAATAATAGGATTAAAATTATAGTCAGTAATTTTTTCATTTTTATTTCCCGTAAAATTCATGTGGAATTAAAATCTTTTGAGCGTTGACGGTCTCCCCGTAGGTGTCCTCGGCTTCTGTAACGGAAACGATGCGCGTGCAGGGCTCGCCCTCGCAGGTGGTTTGCACCGGATATCTCAAAACCCTTTTTGCAATAGCTTTAATCAAAGGAGCGATCGAGCGGTCCTGCCACAGGGCTTTATATGCATCTTCGGCCGTTTCGCCGGCCCAGAACATGATTTGCTCGTTTAACGCCGTGCCGCAATCCGGCGACCAGATAACACCGGGCTCGCTGCAGTCGTTATAGGTTTTGACGTAGGTTTTAATGGCGCTAAACTGCGCGGAGTTGTCTTCGGACTTTTCGACCAGGGCATGATAAAACCGCTTTTGGCCCTGTTTGGCCAACAGCTTATGATCGCGGATCACGGCACCGGCGCCCAGGTCGGGCAGCTCGTCTTTCCAGTGCTCTTTTATGCCGGCCATAATCTCTGACGGCCGCGCGGTGCAGTAAATCAGGACGTTGAGCCATTTGGCGTGGGCAGCCGGCGCCAGGGCCAGGGATAGGATAGTAGCCACAATAACGGTTGCGATAGTTTTCATGTTGCTCCTCAGTTGGTTGAGGCCGGCGCGGTGGCCGGCCCTACGCGCGAGTCGTGCATTTCAGGCATTTTCCGTTTCAATTGCCGATAATAATAATAACCTTGGCGCCGGTGCTGTAAGTGCCGGCGTCAAAATCCAGGACCGGGCGCAGCTGGGTGCCGTTGAAATATTTTATACGGGGCTGGTTGATGGAGCAGGTGTCGGAATCAAATGCTTCCGGGCCGCTGTCGTCGCCTTCCTCGATGATGGCGCGGTCGTCGTCGGCGCCGGGCACGAACTGGATCGAACTGATGCGCAGCCCCGCCAGGTGGTTGGGGAAGTCGTCGTCCCAGCTCCAGTCCGAATCGATGGCGGTGATTGAAATCACGTTGCCGGAAACGGTGACGGTGTTGACGGCCGGCGCCGGGGCGGCCCAGATGGCCATCAATAAACAGGTGATCAGTTCGGAAAACAGGATGCGTTTTTTCATTATAAACTCCTTTTAAAAAGGTTTATTGGTTGATTTGGCCGGCGCGGTGGCCGGCCCTGCATTTTTACTATGAGCTATGAGCTATCCTTTCTCCGTTTCAGCCCTGCCGTGCGGATGTAGTCCGGCTGCGGGATTATTTTTTTGATGACGTTGACGATATCGCCGGGGCGCGCGTCGTACTGGTTTTCGAGGGCCACGGTCACCGGCTCGGTCGGCCAGGGCGGTTTGACGGACAGGTCCAGCTCGTAGTCCTCGTTGACCACCTGCAACAAGCTGCGATCGGGGACGGTTTCGTCGGGCGTGGCGATGCGGGCGCGGATTTCGGCCAGCAGGGCCGCATCCGGTGTGACCACCATGATGTCGTGTACGGCCGGGTCGTAGTCTAAAAAGGGATGGGGCACCAGCAGAGGTTTGGCGCCGTTGCCGAAACAGGGATGATCCGGACAGGCGGCAGCGGCGATAACGGTTCCATTGTTTTTTTGCAGCAGAAAAAAAAGCCAGAAAACCTCGCCGGAGCTTTGAATGTAGCGCATCTGGGCGTAAACGCTGCCGGATCCGGCCGCGACCGCCAGGGCGATAATCGTGGCGTAGCTGGAGTCCGCAAACGTGGTTGGAAGGAAGGCGACATCCATGTCGGTAACGCCGCCGCCCTGCTTGAACTGGGGAAAAAAGCCGTATTCTCCCGCGCTGGAAAAAGCAAGTTTCGTCAGGGTGCCCTGGGTGGTGGAGACCTCCTGAGTGGTGGATTTGAGCTTGGCCTGGGCCACGGCGCTGTCGGCCAGCTTGGCCTCTGTGATCGAGCCGTCGGCCAGCAGCGCCGATTTGGAGTTGACGCCGTCGTGATCGTGGCCGGCGGTGTTGGTCAGATCGTATAAGATGATATAGGTATCGCCCGAGCGCACACCGTCCGAATATAAGTTGTCGCCGGTGCAGGCGATGCGGTCGGAGGCCGCCACGGTATCGTCGATGGTGTAGGTATTGCCGATGGCCGTGCCGGAGGTGATCAGCAGAGTGCGGCCGTTGTGCTCGTCGTCGGTCCAGCCGGCGGCGGTGTCGTAAAAATAGCCGTTGGAATCGTTGGAGGGATCCGAGGTGGCCGAGCCGGCCTCAACTTTTAAAAGCAACAGAAACAGGGCCTCGATGTTTTCACGGATCTGGCTGACGAGCTCCTCGGAGCCGGGGCTGTCGTAATCCGTTTCGGTGGCTAAAATGGTGCGCAGGGCCGTGACATCCCAGAATGACATGCGGGGTTCTCCTTTTTTTGATTGATCGTGGCCGGCGCGGTGGCCGGCCCTATTATTAGCTATCAGCTATGGGCTGCTTTATGGCATGATTTTAAAACCATATCCGGCGTCAGTTTCGGAAAATGTTATGAGGTTGTCGTCAAAACAGTGTTTATCGGCCATTATCCACTCATCGCTGAGCACAACATCCGCCCAGCGCACCTCCTGAATCTCACCATCCCAGTGACCGATAGCGGTGAGTGCATTATCCCCGATGCGGGCATCGGCACCGTCTTTGACGTTAACGTCATTGCATTTAGCGGCCGGCGATGAAAACTCCTGGCCGGACCCGCCGCCGTCTACAAACCATTTGCTCTGGCTGGCGGTCTCGGACGCACCGACAATGCGGGCAAAGTGGGTCAGATGCCAGGCGTCGTCGTTTAACGGGTCATAGCTGCTTTGTAGTGTGAGTCCATAATTCCAGGTGTCGTCCATGAAACCGTAGAATTTATAATTTGTTGAATCCAGCACCAGCCATATATCGGCATAGCGTCCGCCGCCGGTGACTTCCAAGCCCCGATTAAAAAATAAGGCCGGCTGCCCGCTGGTGGCGGCCGTCTTGTGCAGCATTTGGATTGTAAACAGGCCCTCGCCGGGGCTTAAATCATCAGTTTCGGAGGTGATCTGGATATAGTCGTCGGAGCCGTCGAATTCCAGGGCCTTGCCGAATTTGCCGTCCACAACATCGGTGTCGGTCATGCTGCCCTGGGGCGTGCCGTGCTGGCCGTAGGAGGTGGAATCCTTGATGCACTCGCCGCCCACGCTGGGATCCTGGCTCAGATGCCAGACGGCCTTGAAATCGGATTTCCACACGTTTTTGGCCGGCGTGGAGGCGATGTCGCCCACATAGGTGGTGTTATCGGCGTAATTGGCGGAATAGTGCAGATACAGGATCGTGTCCTGGCCGGCCGAAATAGAGGGCACCTTGACCCACAGCTGGGCCGATTTGTTGGCGGTGTCCCAGCGCTCGATTTCCACATATAGCTGGGTGGTGCCGTCGGCGGCGGTGACTTTGATTTTTTTGCGGTTTGCGTCTGAAACCAGGATGTCAAAAATATCCGTGACATCATCGCTGCCGATGCCGGAGGCGGCGGTTAAATTGATCAGCACCGGATAGTCGGTCAGGTCGCCGTCGATTTTATCTTTATCGATCGTTATTTTGAAGGACCTTGCGGGAATGGCCCAGTATTCCTGTTGAGCGGCTGTCAGGCTGTTAAACTCGGCAAATGCTACAATCCAGCCGGCGGCCGGGGTGGCGCCGATCGAGCTTGAGACCGTGATCTGGCCGCCGGTAATATCGCTGATCGTCAGATCCGTGGCCTGGGCGTGCATGTTGGCGTCCATGATATCGATGACCCAGCCGACCGTATATTTGGCGGCGTCGGCCGAGCTGACGTTGAACACCGTGGTGGAAACTCCGCTGGTGACCGTCATGCTGGGCGAAATCTGCATGTACGCTCCGCGGTCGAAGCCGGTGTCCAGCAGATCGAATTTGACCTGGCCGTTTTTCCAGTCCACCGTGCGGTTGATGATCTCCATGTTGCGGGCCGAAAGGCCCCGGCTGCCGGCCTCCAGGTCCGGCAGCAGGCCGTGGGTGACCGGCACGATGTCGCCGGCTTCCGACAAAAAGCGGCTGAAAAATGTTTTGAGGCCCAATTTGATGGGCGGGATGGCGTAGCGGCCGAATATTTTGTTTTTGCGGCGCTCCAGCAGCCCGGCCGTGGAGCCGATCGTGGAGTGAATACCCTTGGTCTTGATCACAATGGGGTCTTTGCCCGGTCCGCGGTTATTCAGGCTGGCGGCCTGAATGTAAAAGTCCTGGGTGTCGAACTCATCGTCGACCTCGTCGTAGTCGTAATGGAACTCTACCTCGTTGATCAGGCCGTCCAGGTTGGCGCTCCAGGTGGGCAGGCCGATAATGTTATCCTCCGTAAAGCTCTGCGCATCGCTATCCGCCAGGGGCGGCTTGAAGGGTTTGAGGTTGAATTTGCCGTCGCCGTCGATGACCGGGTACAGATTGAGGGGTTTGAATATTTCCTTTTCGAGCCAGTCCTTGGCCTTGATGCGCTCGTTGATCGTAAAAGACAGGTAATTGCTGGCGCCCGGAAACCAATCGTCGCGCACGGCCTCGATGGCGGCGATATTAATAAAATCGGTGTCGAGGCCCAGCCCGTTTTCTTCGACAAACCAGTCATAGTCGCCGTTGGTGCCGGCGCCGGTGGAGGTCAGCACGGCCAGCATGATATTGATGGCATTGCCGGATAGGCTGACGGTGGCATCCTCGGCCCCGCGGAAAACCTTGCGCTGCATCCATTTTTGCGGATCGGTGATCGAAAACTCGTAAGCCAGGCCGTCGGAGGTGAGCTTGAGGCCGGTGACCCAGCCCGTGAAAATGGTGATCAAATCAGTGTAGGCCATACCCAGGTAGCCGGCCTTGATCGTGGTTTTCATGCGATGGAAAAAATAATCGTCGGTGGCCAGCATGGCCGTGATTTCGTTGTCTACATCCAGGATGACGGCCGTCACCCCGCCGATGGAAGCGCGGCCCTGCTCGGGCACCACTTTCTGGCTCAAACCGGAAATATTGACCAGGTATTTTTTGGTGGTCGGCGCCCCGGAAGCGGGCTCATGGTTGGCATAGGCATCCGTGCCGGACAGATCGAACTCCACCATGTAAAGCGGGGTCTTGGTGGCCAGGGCGTGCTTGGCGTCAAAATTGGCGTTGGTGGTCAGCATAAAAAGGGTTTCAGGTTTCAGGTTTCAGGTGTCAGCCGGTCGGCACGGTGGCCGATTCTATAACGCTTCTGCGAATTTGAACGTGTGCTTGTAATAACTGCCGGTTTTTCTGGGGTCGAATTCCTTGTCCAGGCTAATGACCTCCGGCCAGTAATCCAGGTGGCGGAAGGTGTCGGCGGCGGCGTAGGCGAATATCAGGTTGCCCACGGCGGTCACACTCACACCGGCTGAAATGGAGGCGATCTCCATGTGCTCGAAGGCGTCGTCGCCGGCCTGTTTGATCAAACAATCGTCGCCGACTGAAAAAGCGGCCGTGGCCGTCAGCGGGATAACTTTCTGATCAGCGGCGGCGGCGTCGTCCAGGGTGGTGTTGCCCACCGCGCCCGAATCCATGGCAAAGCTCCAGAGCTTGCCCTGGCGGGCCCATGAAAACCAGGCCAGCAGGCTGCGGTAGATGGCCTCGGTGAAATAGGCCGTGAATTGCAGCTCCTGGATGCCGTGAAAATTGATCTGCTCGATCTTGCCGGATCCGGCCCGGTTTTGCTTGCGGTCCTGGGTGTAGGCCGGGCGCAGGCCTTCCTCGGCCACCAACAAATCAATATTATTGCTGTCGTATGTAATCCGGATAGCCATCAGTACACCTCTTGGGCCACTTTGGCGTTGGAGGCCATCAGCATGACCTCGCGGTCTTGCACGGCATCACTGAGGCGCTCGGCCAGCTCCTCAATGTAGGCTTCGTCCTCGATGCGCACGTCGCCTTCGAAATAAATATTTACCTGGGGAGGCGTCTGGTCGCCGGTCATGGCGCTGGGAGTGGTGGCCGGGGTGACACCCGCGGACCCGGTCGTAGCGGCCGGCAGTCCGCCGCCTCCGCCGGCGGTCCCGCCGCCGATGGAAGTGGCCATGATGGCGGCCACCTGGGCCAGGCCCATAGCCAGGGTAGCGGCCGCCACCGGAATGGTATAGGGGGCGCCCGGCGGGGCGCTCAAGGCCTGGTTGAAGGCCGAAAAGGCGGCGATGGTAGCCTTGGCGGCCTCGATGCCCTGGGCAATCCTGAATAAGGCCTTGCCTTTTTTGCCCATAAAGGCCTGCATGGCGGTCATGGTAGTGGCGGTGGCCTGCAGCCACAGCTGGGTGGCCTGCGTTTTCATTTCCTGGGTGCGCTGCTCTATTTCCAGCTCGCGTTTTTTCTGCTCCTCGTAAAGCGCAAGATATCCCTCATGCGCGTCTATTAAAGACTGATCATAAGCATTGGCCTCCTCCAGATCCTGGGCACGCTGCTCGCGCCGTATTTCAGCTTCCAGCTGCAGGCGCTCGCGAATCAGCTCGAGCTCGTACTGGTACATGGCTTCGTGGCCTTGGATGATGGCGGCGTCGTATTCAGTAGCCTCGTCGATGAGCATCTGGTGCAGTTGGCGTTGTTCGCGCAGCACATCCTTGGAATCGCCGGGACCTGCGCCGGCCTCGCCGCCGATGCCGGCCGGTATCTGAAATCCTGCGCCGCCGGCGCCGGCCTCGCCGTAATTGAGCTTCATCAGGGTTTTGATGAACTCATCGGCGTTTTCTCTGGCGAATTTGAACTGCTCGGCCATGGCCTTGGTTTTTTCGTGGATGACGTCGAAACCCAGCTTTTCGGCCACCCACTCGCCGCCCGGCAGCTTGAGCTGCCATTCCTGGATTTTGGCGATAGCGCTGAAAAACGTCTCCAAAATCAAATTGAAATTATGAGAAAAAGTCGTGAACACAATTAAAATAACCCGCAGGATCTCGTTGAGCGCCCGGCCGATAAACACCATCGCATCTTTACTAAGTGCATCCATGGTCTGGAAATGCTCGGAGGCGGTCTTGGCGCTTTGGCCCATGCGGGCCATGAGCTCCTCGCCGGCTTTGACGGTGGCGTTCAAAAAGGCCTGGCGCTTTTCGACATCCGTCAGCTCGCCGGCGGCCTTGCCCAGGATGGCCGCGTACTGCTCGTTGGCCTTGCCCACCTGGACGATAATGCCCAGGTTGTCCAGGATCATGCGCGACTGGCGGCCCACGGCCAGGGAAATGTCGTCGAAGGCCTTGGAGACGCTCTGCCCGGTCATGCGGGCCGTGGTGCGCGCGATCTCCATGAGCTTGTGCAACTTGTCGGGCGTGATGCCCATCATCATGGCCGTGCCGGCCTTGTTGACCAGGGTCATGGTGTCCATGGCGTGTCCGGAGGCCTGCTTGAGCTTCATAACAATGAAATCCGCGTTGGCGCCGTAGGAAGCCGCCAGGTTGTTAAACGCCGCCCGTTCCTGGTCGGCGCGGGCGGCCATCTGCATCAGGTCCCAGGCCTTGGTAACCGTATACAAGGCGCCGGCCACCTGCAGCCAGGAAGTGCGGATGGCGGTGGTGGCCTTTTTGGTGACCAGCTGGGCATCGCGGGCGGCGCGCTCGTACTTGGAGCTGGTGCCGGTTATTTCTATGCGGACTTCGTTGGCCATCGTCTCGCTCCGTTCGAGTTGGAGGTTTGAGGTTTGAGGTTTGAGGCAAAAAAAAGCCTCCAGCCTCTAACCTCAAACCTCTAACTTATATTCGTTGCCGGGGCAGCTTTTTGATGAAATCGGAGCCGCCGGTTTTTTCGCGGGCCTTGCCGGCCTGCATGTCCAGGTGGTATTCCTGCACGATGCGCCAGGCGTGCAGGATCTTGCGATCAATGCGGGTCAGCCGGCGCCACTGGTCCGGCGCGAGGTTAAATTCTTTCATGGTTAAAATATCGTGGTACAGCCCGGTGGCCTTGCCGGATCCGCCCTGCTCGATGCGCCGCTTTTTCATGCGGCTTTGAACCTCATCGGTCAGACCGATGAGCTTGCGGATAAAAAATCCTCCCGCTCCTCGTTGAGCTGGGTTAAGGCCTGCACGTCCTCATAGATCTGGTTGACATGGTTCCAGGTGATTCCGTTGGATTGCAGCACGGCCTTTTTTTCTTCAAAGCCTTCGGCCGGCAGGCCGGCGACGCTTTTAAACTCGATGTCCAGGGCAAAGACGGTGACCTGCCAGGTGACGTTCTGGGTGTGCGCTTCCAGGGCATCGACATATTTTTCATCGGTGGTGTCGAACACCTGCAGCATCTGGTCATGCGGCAGGCCGGCGGCGCGGCCGGCGGGCGAGTTTTTCTTGATCACCTCGCGCGTGGCCGGCGGGCGCGGGGCCTTGTTGGAAAGCTCCTGTTGAAATTCGTGCACGCCGGTGGACTTGATCGGCAGGCGTACAATTTTGGATTTGCCGCCCTTGGTGATCTTGACCGCCGAGTAGCCGTGGCTCTCGAACAGGGCGCCGCCCTCCACGAGTTCGGAGATGGTTTCGATGGGCGGCGCTTCTAGTTTTTGTTGTTTTTGTTCCATGGATCTCACTTCAAGTTGGAGGTTTGAGGTTGGAGGTTGGAGGCAAAGGATTTTTTGTCCTCAAACCTCCAACCTCCAACATTTTTTTGAGTCCCGCCCGCCCCGCCTGGTTCCAAGCCCCGGTTTTCTAATCATTATCGGCGGACCCCAGCAGCCAAGGCGGGCAGGGATGTTTTACGCCTCAATACTGGTGCCGGCCGTAAAGGCGGTGTCGCGCGTTTTGGTGCCGTACCATTTACCGGCCAGCGATATGGTGACGCCGTCCTCGGCCTCGGCTACGGACTGCTCATCCAGCGGGAAATGCACCTCGTTGTAGTGCCAGACGATGTCCGTGGAGCCGTCCAGCTTGTATTCGATGTTGCAGGTCAGCTTGGTGCCGTCGGCAAAGGGCGGGTTGTTGTTGGCGCCGTCGCGCTGGCTGTCCTCTTTGGTGGAGGTCAGGTTGTTGGCATTGACCGTGCCGGAGGACACCGGGGGGCTGGCACCGTCGCCGTTGGCCATCTGCTCCAGCCAGTCCAGCAGGTAGCCGCTGATGGTTGCGTCAGTGAGCAGGGCCGAAAACGAGATGTCCAGCGGCTCCATGATTTTATCGTCGCCGCCCTCGATGTAGTGGGCGTCGGAGGTCATCTGGTTGCGGTCCAGCACCAGCTGCTCCTCGGTTTTGGGCTGGCCCAGGGGCGCCGAAAAATCGCCGGCGTCGAAATCGATCTCCAGGTAATAAGGCGTGGCGGTGCCGTCGTATAGTCTGAGCTTGCCTTTACGGTTGGTGAATTTCATGGCGTTTCCTCGTTTATGGTTCAGGGTTTAAAGGTTCAGGGTTAAAGGATATCGCGGCGAGACGCCGCTCCCACAATTTAAAATCGCGGATTCCAGGTTTCAAAATTATTAGTTATCTTGCAGATCCGGATCCGCTGGCGGAAGGCCATGCGCCTATCTTTTAGTATCTCACCCCGAAAGCCGTAATGCGCTCGATAAGACCGTAGCAGCCGCCGGCGCAGGAAAGCGTCACGCCGTCCTCGGCTTCGGCCAGGGACTGCTCGTCTTCCGGGAAAAAGGTCTCGTAATAGGCCCAGCCGTGGGCTGCGCTGGTGCCCGTGAACAGGATCTGGATGTTGACCGCTTTTTTGGTGCTTTCGGCAAAGGCCGGGTTGTAATTGGTGCCGTCGTTTTTAGTGGTGCCCTTGGCGGTCACACCCGCGCCGGTCCAGTAAGTGGAGGCCGGCGTGCCGCAGGCAAGTGCGGCTAAAATAGCAACCTTGTTGTAAACGTCGTCCAGCAGGGCCGCAAAGGACAGCTCCAGCGGTTCGTAAATTTTGCCGTGGCCGCCTTCGATATAGTGCATGTGGGCGCCGGCCTGGTTGCGGTTCAAGATCAGCTGCTCCTCCACCTTGGCGCGGCCCAGGGGGCCCGAAAAATCCATGGCCGCAAAGGCCACCTCGAAATACTGGCCGTCCACCGGGCAAAGAACATCGCCGTCCGGATCCGTGGAGGGGCTGGTGGTGGCCGCCAGCTCGATGTAGTATTTGTCACTGTCCAGGTTGGCGTTGAAGGCGTTGGCGCCCGTGGCCCAGTCGGCCGGAATCTTGAAACCGATATAGCCGTCGGCCGCAAAGCAGTCGCCGCCCGAAGCCGTGCCGTCGGAAACGCCGGCCAAGGAGGTGTTGAAATCGGTGCCGTTGAAGTATTTTGCGATCAGGGCGCCGGAGGCCACGGCGTAATCCGCGCCGCCGCCTTTTAAAAAGCGCACCAGGGCGAACTTGGAGGTGGAGCCGATGTAAACCTTGTCGTTATCGTCGGTCAAAAAATTACTGGCGATATTGGCATCGTCGGCCTCCACGTCGGTGGTGATATTGGCCCAGGTGGCCACGCCGTCGAACTTGACCACATCGATGGTGATGCCGCTGAATATGCCGGCGCCGTGCAGGATCTGGGAGCTGTCGTATATTCGCAGGGCGCCTTGTTTGCCGGTTAGTTTCATGGGTGTCTCACTTTGTTCGCGTTAGAGGTTGGAAGTTTGAGGTCCGAGGCTCCTTTTTTACCTCCAACCTCAAAGCTCTGACCTAATGCGGCTAAAAGCCCAGCCTGGGTTTTTGTTTGCTGAAAAATTTCTGGAAAAAGCGCTTTGCGTAGTAGTTGCGCATCTCGCGGCGGTCGCGCTTGAATACCGGGCCGATCATGGGCCGCGCCGGCAGATCCATGGAGCGGGTGCTCTTTTTGATCGGCACGCCGCGGGCGGCCATAAAGCGGCGCATGCGTTTGGTTACCGGGCGACGCTTGCCGAACTCGTGCAGGCGTGCCATGGCCTGGGCGGTCATGCTCATTTGTTTTCGAAAGCGGGCTTTCTGGCGCGAGGTGCCCTTGAGCGAATAGCGCCGGCCGGTTTTCTGGCGCTGGCGCTTGGTGAGTATGCGCGTGGGAAAAAATCCGATGCGCACATACTGCACGCCTTTGGAGGTGCCGTATTTAAAGCGCACTAGCTTGGCCAGGTAAAAAAGCGGGCTCTTTTTGCCGGAGCGCATCTTCTTGGTGCCCGCCGATAACGCCTGCCAGCCACGGCCGCCGGTTTCGATAAACCTGCGGATCTCCTTGCGCCAGTGGCCGCCGGTCATCTTGAGGGCCTCGGAGTTGGCCCAGCGGGCGCGTTTGGGCGAGGCCTTTAGAAATTTCTGGACCTGGGTGTCGTGTATTTTGATTTCGAGCATGATATTATTGCGGCCGGTACGGTGGCCGGCCCTACTATCAGCTATGAGCTAAGATAGCTCGCGTTCCAGGGCGATCTCCAGGACGTTGTCGTCCTGGTAGACCACGCCGTCGACGTCCATGTACCAGTCCTCGGAGCTGATGGTATATTTGTCGCCGCGCTGCGGGCTGGCAACGTCCACTGTCTTGACCGTGATAATGCAGGCGGCGTTCTGCTCGCCGCGCACGTAAGGCTCCTGCAGGGGGGCGTCGCGTACCACGATGGCGGAAATGGTGGCGGGATCGCCGCCGTCCGGCGTGTAGGTGATACTGTCGGCAAATTCGTCGGTGTTGAAAAATGCCGCCAGGTCCGAGGTCATCTGGGTTTTTAAGGTCATGAAAAATAGGTTCAGGGTTCAGGGTTCAGGGTTAAAAAAATCGCGGCGGGACGCCGCTCCCACAACTTAAAATTGATCCTCATTGCGTCGGCTCCTTCAAGCGCATTTCGTTTTTCAGCTGCGGCAGGCGCTTTTGCAGGGCGGCGGCCTCATCGGTTTTGCCCAGGATGCCGCACACATAAATGAGGTTGCCGGCCAGATCGCGCGAGGGGTGCAGCGCAAAGGCCTTTTTCAGGTACGTGTAGCTCAGCGGCCAGGCCCGCAGGGCGCCGGCGGCGGTGGAGGCGTTGATCCAGCCCGAGGCCCGCTCCGGATGCAGAGCGATGGCCTGGCGCGCATAGGCCAGGGAAAAGGCCCATTGCGCGGCGCGGCCGAATTGGGTGGAGGCGTTGACCTGGGCCCGGAAGCTGGCCGGGGCCTTCAGGGCCGCGTCGTGCTCCAGGGAATGCACGTTGTAATGGTGGCGAAACGAGTCATACACCCCGATGGCCACAAAGCCCACCAGCAGCAGCGGAGCGGCCCAGTCCAACAATGTCAGTTGGCGTCGCTCCATGTGCCGTATGCCTGGCCGACGGCCACAAAGTTGGTGGTGTTGATGGCCATCAGCCGGATGGTGTTGCCGGCCGTGCCGGTATTCTGGATCTTGTCGCCGGCCGCATTGGTCAGCGCCAGGATCAGGTCGGCGGCGTCCACATCGATGTTGACCGTGTTGGCGTCCACCACCGCGAACTTGAACTCGCGCCCGATCACGGTGGAGGCCTCCGGCATGGTAAAGGTGATCGCCGCGCCGGCGCCGGCGTTGGTCACCAGGGCATCGGCATCCGTCAATAGTATGGTGGCGTCTGTGGTTTTATTCGTCAGCGTGCAGACAAAGACACCGTTGTGATCCACCGTGCCGGCGATCGAGGTCGAGGCGCCGGAGATGGCCGGGCTGGCAAAGGTGCCGGTGGTGACCGTGGGCGCGGTCAGGGTTTTATTGGTCAGCGTGTCGGTGGTGGCCAGGCCCACGGCGGTGTCGTTGGCCGTCAGCGTGGGGTGCGCCAGGTAGTAGCTGGACTTGGCGCCGGCGCTGTGGCCGTACCAGTACGGAAAGGCGATGCCGCCGGGCCGCTGGCTGACGGTAATGGCGGCAAAGGCCAGGCTAACGAGCAGCAACAGCAGGCCGATGATCAATATGGGTTTGGGTATGCGAAAGCGCATGATATATCCTCCATGAATCAGGGGGTGACAGGTTTGAGGTTTGAGGCAAAAAAAGCCTCTAACCTTCAACCTCCAACCTTTCGTTAATCATCCTTGGGTGCCGTGGTGGCGGACAGGTTCTGGATCACGTTCACATAATCCACCGCGCCTACTTCCGTGTCCCAGGCGATGCGGCCCTGAAATGCGATGCGGCTGTCCAGATAGGCCTGGGTGTCCATGCCCAGGGTGACGTATTCGAAGCGCAGCTTCCACTTGCGGCGGTACTGGCGCTGAAACGCCCCCAGGTACCAGGCCGAGGTGGACAAATCATCCAGCTTGGGCGAGCTCTTGATGCGGTCCGGCGGCAGGGACCAGCGGCCGCTGGAGCCGTAATTGGACATCTCGTTTTCCACGCCTGGCACGTACTGCGAATTGAATACCTTGAGCACGGCGCCTAAAATGGCGTTGGGCGCCAAAAGTTTAACCTCGCTCCAGGGTATGGAGATACGCTTGCCGCGGTTGTTTTTCATGGCGGCCAGCACGTTGCGGGCGGCATCCAGATCGGTATCGTCTACAAAGGCGTTGTTCTGCACGCGGGTGCCCGAAGGGGCGCGGGTGCCCGGGGTGTCGGCCGTGGCCGAAAAAAGGGCCGTGCCGGTGCCGGCCGGGCGGTAGACATAAGGCTCGGCGGGCGAGGCCGCGCAGCCGTCGTGATCGGTTACGCGCTTGAGGGTCTGCTCTTCGACCCAGTCGGAGGCGATCAGGCCCAGGGCGTTGACGCGCTCGGTGATATTGGCCACTTCGTTTTCCTCGATGGCTTCGGCCGAGATCGTCAATTTGCGGCCGTTGCGCTTGTGGCGGATCTCCACGGATTCCTCGTCGGTGCCGATTTCGGGAAAGTCCTTGGTTTCCTTGACCTCCTCGACGTTTTTGTCCAGGTTGTGGATGGCCGCGATGGTGGTGACCTTTTTGTTGTCGTCGATCTCGGTCACCAGGTCCTGGCCGATGGTGGGCACCGCCAGGTAAGCGTCGTTGATGGCCTTGATCACGGTCGTGCCGGTCAAAATAGGGAAAGCCGAGGCCATGATGGCCCGCTGGGCGCCGGCAATTTCCATGGTGATCGGGACCTTGACATCGGCCAGGGCCGAATACATGGCCTTGAACTGAAAATTGGCCAGGTTAATTTTGCCGGCCTCGATCTGGGCTTCGCATTTGCGCATGAAAGCCTCCGGATCGTTTTGGGCCAGGCTGCGAATGGCGTAGACATCCGGCACGCTGCGGTGGCCGTAGGTAATGCCGGAGCTGAAAAGTTTCTGGTTCATTTTAATTCCTCCCGGTTATCGGTTCGCGGTAAATTTTCGGTTGTCATTTCGCTGTAAAGTGTTTGGAGCGGGCCATGCGGTGAAGCATCAAAAGCGCTGGTCACGCTTTCGCCGGCGGGGAGCCCGCTTATTTTTTAACCCTCGACGGTGATATCTGCATCGGCGCCGGACAAAGATACGCTGGCCAGCCAGTCGGTGCCGTCCCAGACCAGTTTTGCGAAATCGCCGATATCTGTCATGCTGATATATTTTCCGGCCGCCTGGGCCGCGCCCTTGATATAAATCTGGGCGGTGTCGGGCTTTGGATCGATCACCAACACCTGGTCAGCCCCAACCAGCAGGTCGACCCACCAGCCCACCGGGACCACGCCGTTAGGCATCGTAACCGTAGAGCTACCTGCATCGCCCTTGCTACATATCAGGGCACCGCAATCTTCCAGGGTCGGCGCATAGTCATCGGTGATGATGAGCACTTTCTGAAGGTTGGCCGGAATCATGTTTTTCTCAAAATACGAAAATGCCGGATTAAAGGCCACCTCCGCGTAAGAAATGGAACCCAAAGTGGTGCCTTCCTCGGGGTAGTTTTGAATTCCGACTACATGCGCCACCCCGTCGCCGTCGGCGTCATAGGTCAGCTTCTGGGCGTCCGAGGCCGTCAATTTGAGGTTGTCGCCCAGCACGCACTGGCGGGCGGCGGCCAGTTGGAACTCGAACACGTCGTATTTGCGGATGGCCATGAATTCCATATAACGCGCCAGGCCGGCGGCTTTTTGCTCCTCATTGGCGATCGCCAGGGAATAGGCCTTGTCGGCTTCGGCATCGACCGGCTGAAAATAGGTGGCTGTTTCGTTAAACGTGCAGATCTCACCGCGCTTGATTTCCTGGGTGGATCCGGCTTGCACCAGCCCCATGATAATCAGAGGCTTGGGGGCTCCCATCAGGTTGCGAATCCAGGGGTATTTGTTAACTGCCATTTTTAGGTCCTCCGTTGAGTGGTTGATTGGTTAATTGCTGTTTTGACGGGCACGGCGGCCCGCTCTACATTTTTACTATGAGCTGGCTTGCGGAGCCGGGCCGAAATTCGGCAGGGCACTGCCGCTGGTGAGCATGCGGGTCAGCTCGTCGTCCTCCACCTCGTCCATCTTGGTGGGTATGGTTTCTGTGTTAGCGGTTTTGCCGGGCGGGATGCCGGTGTTTTCGCCGGTCTTGGTGGTCTGGGTGCCGTCGGGTTTTTCCACCATTTTCAGAATCTCCGCTCGCATCTCGTCGGCGGTTTTGCCCTCCAGCAGCATTTCGGTGCAATGCTTGACGGCCTGCTCGGAAATGGCCGTGGCGCGGCCTAAAATTTCGGAATACTCATCGGCGCTCACGCGGAATTTCGGCTTGTCGTCGGCCTGCAGGGCATCGCGCACCTGGCCGGCGATATCTTCCGCATTGGGAATTAGCTCGCGCAGGGTGGCCAACGAGGTATCGATCATGGCTTGAACTTCTTCAGGTTTCATTTCGTCTTTCTCCTTTTTTGAGGTTGAATTTTGTATTTCAATACCTTCCAGGGAACGGGCGGCGTTGCGGCCAACCCCGATGCTGGAATCCGCCGGAACGGGCGTCAGCGTGATCTCGTAAGGCATCCAGCGGGTGCCCAGCAGGGCGGGGCCTTTATATTTCTGGCTTGTATCCGGATCGGTCCATTCTTCTTTTTCGCGCAGGATGCGGGCCTTTTTGATGCGGTAGGCAAACGACACCCCGCGCAGGGATTTGTTCTTGACCTTGCCCAGGGCCATATTACCGGATTCGTCCGCATCAAAGCCCACGATCGAGCGGCCGACGCGCTTTTCAGCGTCAATCCAGACTTTTTTAATGGGGCCTAAAATGTTTTTCATTTCCTCGGGCCGGTGGCCGTAAAGCAGGGACCCTACGGAGCGAAGCCGCGCCAGCTCCACGTTCTTTTCGGCGTGCAACAGAACCTCGGCGCCATACCAGCTGCGGCCTTCCTCATCGTCCCAAAACCAGCGCATGACCGGCGCTTCGCTGGAAAAGCTGAGGTCCACCGTGCGGGCCTCCTCGTCCAGGGCGCGCACGTCCAGCTCAAATGAGCGGAAAAACAGGCTGTCTTCGGTGGCCAGGCCCAGGGTCATTTGGTTTTCATCGTTTCGTTTGCGGGTTTTCATGGCTGTACGATCCTCAATCCTTTTTTATCGGGTTGGCCGTCCTCGTCCTCGTCGTCCTCGTCCTCGTCGGCGGCCGGGGCGGCGGCGGCTTTTTTGGCCGGGAATTTAATGCCGTATTTTTCCTCCAACTCGGCCTGGAACTTGAGCTCGCGCGCCCGGCGCTCCATGACCTCCTCGTAGTCGCTGCCCCTGGCGGCGTGCACGTCGGACAGGGTTTCGAACACGTTTTCCACATCGATCTCCTTGCCCTTGGCCTCCTTGACGGGGTCCACCCACTGCCAGCCGGGCGGGATCCAGGCGTGGCGCAGAAAATCGTACTCGCGGCGGTCAAAACCGTTGGCGGGCACCTTGCCCTTGGCGATGAAATCGCGGGCCAGGGCCTCGTAGACCGGGGTGCAGAAATGTCGGATAATAAACTGCTGACGCATTCGGCAGGATAGGTAAAACATCAGCAGCACCGTGCGGGCGTTGGAGTAGTTCATGCCCTTGAAATTCTGGTAAAACACCTCCGGCGGGATGTCCACGGCATTGGAGGGGCCGGACATCAGATCCTCGGAAAAATCCCGGAACTGCTCGTTGGGGCGGTTGTTGCGGTGGATGTTGAATTTTTCGCCGGGCTTGAGGTAAAATACCTGGTTGGGCGCAAAATCATGGATGCGGTCATAGCCGCTGGTGTCCGAGCCGCTGGGATCCGTAAAGCCGGCCGCAAAGCCGACCGGGTTTTCGGTTTCCACCGTGCCGGTCATGCAGGCGTCTTCCAGGGCGCCCATGATCTCGGCCTCGCGGTAGCGGTCCAGGTCCTGGATGTCTTTTAAGGCCGAGGCCCACTGGGTGTAGCCGCGGGTCTGCTCGGGGCGCACCGGGCGAAACAGATGAAGGACTTTGCGGGTTCCGTTAGGCAGAAAGGCGGGCACTTCATCGTAATCGCTGCGGTTCAGGGCCAGGGTCAGGGTTTCGCCCGGATGCACCTTGAGAATGTAGTATGTTTTGGGCACGCCCTCGTCATCGTACTCCACGCCGGAGCGGATGGCGGGATTGCTGATCTCGCTCATGGGGGTCATGAGGCGGTCGATCTCCAGCACCTCCACGCACAGGGGAGATACGCGCCGGCGCGAAGCGCGATCGCTGATGCGCAGGATGGCCAGGGCCTCGTTGTCGCGCTCGATGGCACCGGCCACCACGGCCTGCAGCTCGTAGAAGTCCTGCATCAGGCGCAGGTCGGCCATGGGCACCCACCAGCGGAAAAAGCGCTCCATGTCGCGGTTGAAGTTTTCGGCGGTCTTCTGATTGATCTTGGGAAAATAGCGGTTGTCGCCGTCGGCCGTCAGACGCGCCTGGAAACGGATGCCGCCGCCCACCACGTTGTTGACCAGCCGGCGGATGGGGCCGGACACAAAGCCGTTGTTGTATTCCAGTTGGCGCACATGCTGGCGCAGGCTGCCCAGGTCGTTTTTGATGGCCGAATCCGCCGAGGACGAGCTCGTCAGAAAATCATAACGGGTGCGGTCGCCGGAAACGGCATCGAAGCTGCGGCGGTTGGTCACGCCCTTGAACTCCTGCAGCCGCTCAAAGCGCCGGCGCATGATAACACGCTTGGCGCCGTAGGTGGGGGCCAGGGCCAGTATGGCTTTGTCAAGCAGGTTCATATTTGAGTTTGATTTTTTTTCGCTCATATTGCCTTTTTTTGGTTTCAGGTGCCGGGTGTCAGGTTTCAGTAAAGAATTGGAGGCGTGAGTGCTGACACCCGACACCTGACACCTGAACACTTTTTCACCGAAAACGCCGGTGCCTGCCATAAGACACCATCCCGGAACGGTCGCCGGCGTTTTCGGTGGCCTCCAGCTCATAGGTTTTGGTGAGCAGGTCCACCAGCTCCTTGAAACTGCGGTAGGCCAGGCGGCGATTGCCGATGGCGTATTCGCCCACGCAGGGCTCGCCGGCGACGTGATCGGCGATGGCGTCCTTGATGGCCGTGCGAAGGGCGGTCCAGGTGGTGAAGGCCATTAGTCAGCTCCCCCGCCCTGGGCATCGCCGTCGGCTGTTTCTAATTGTGAGAGCGGCGTCCCCGCCGCGATGTCCTTCGGAAAACTGATGGCCACAAAGTCGGTATCCGGCGGGCTCATCAGCACCTCATTTTGCTTGACCAGTTTGAGGGCCTTTTCCCGGGCGACTTCGGCATCGGGTGCGTCCAGGTCCAGCTCGAATTTGCCGTGCACGCGGTAGACGTGGATGTGGAATTCGGGCATGTTATTCGTCCTTTATCTGAACCACGGACCAGCGGGCGCTGCACACCCGACAGCGGTGGGTGGACTCCAGGGGCCGCCGGCTGGTGCACACCGTGGGGTGCGCCCCGCATGACGGGCAGGCCGGATTGCGCCGCTGGCGCAGCATGCGATCGTCCGGCGGCACGCCGGCTTCCGGTGTACTCAACCCCCCCGCGGGCACGGCATCGCCCTCCACAACTTCATCGATAGGCTGGTATTGCGACGCTGTTTCGGGGGCTTTGTCTGCGGGCGCGGGCTTGTCCGCCGTTTTTGGGGCGGGTTTCGGGGCAGTTTTAGCGGATCTTTTACGAGCCGCTTTTTTCTTGGCCATTTGGATATCTCCGATTGGTGGATTACATGATATGGTGTACGCAATTAAACACGATAACCATATCATGGGGTTTTTAGCGTGTTGGCGGCGGCGGGGTGAAGCCGGGGATAAAATATGGGAATAACGAGGTAAAAAAAGGGGAATAAAGGGGATTGACAGGGGGCTTTTCAGCCCCCTTTGTCATCAGGTTAAAATATGGGTGACTTCGATCTTGTATTCTTTGAGGCGGCGGGCGATTTCGTAATCGCGGTGGCATTTTTTAGGGTCGGCCTCCATGCACATCAGGCAGACCGTGTATTTGGCCTGGTAAGATGCCAGCCAGTCAATGGCTCGCTGGTTGATTTCGGAAAAGCCGCCCAATGTCAGCCCGGCCCAGTGGTAGTTAATACCAGCGGTGGCCAGCGACTGTTTCAGGCGTGGTTTGTTAAAAACCGTTCTTCTTCCGAAGGGTCTGGAGCGCACGTCGACAAGCTCCGTAATCCGGTTTTCGTTCAGATAGTAGATGAGCTGGTTGACGGTAATACGCTGATAGCCGATGGTGTAGATCATAAGTTTTCTCCTTTCTTATGCGGCCTGTGACAGGGCCTCCTTGCCGGCGGCGGCGTCTGTCATGGCCTTTTTGATTTTGTTCAGATCCGCGATAATCAGATCTATTTTCTGGATATTAATTTCGACACTGGAGCCGGTGACCTTTTTTAAAATCCTGAGATCCTCCTGGTCAAAAGATCCGGCGATAAACGAGCCCAGGCGCTCCAGCATGCGATCGTATTTCTTGCCGATGGTGAGCTGCTCCGCAGAGGGCGGCCCGCCGAAAGTAACCTGCTCGGCGGGCGGGATGAGCAGGGCGTTGGCCAGGGCCCGCAGCTTGTTGTAAGTGTCCGCGCGGCCTTCCTCGATTTTCTTGTGCAGCATGTGCTGTTTTTCCTCGGGCAACCGCGATATCTCGTAGGCCTGGGACGGGGTGATCATCTTGCGCACCAGGTAATCCTGGTACATGGGATGCAGGCGCAGCAGATCCAGGCGCTCGCGCACCCGCCAGGGTTGCCGAAAACCCATTTTTTGGGCGACTTGCTCCATCGTCAGCCCCAGGCCCATGAGGCGTTGGTAGCCCCTGGCCTCCTCGATCAAGTTGAGGTCCTCGCGCTGTAAATTTTCCAAAAGGGCCAGTTCGGCCACGGTGCGGTCATCGGCTTCGATGATGCGTACCGGCACGCTGTCCAGCCCGGCCAGGTTGCTGGCCCGCCAGCGGCGCTCACCGGCCACTATCATGAAGCGATCGGATCGCGAGGTAACCACGATGGGCTCCAGCAGGCCGTTTTCTTTGATGGACTGGGCCAGCTCGGCCAGTTTATTCTGGCTGAAATTGGTGCGCGGCTGGTCGGGGTTGGGGTACATATCCTTTAGTTTCATTTCGCTCATGGCCACCTCCTATGTGATGCGAATCAAAAAGGTTATCAGCATGAAAACCGCGAACGCGGCGACGAGCAGCACTTTTTCCTTGTTTTCCCAGATTACTTTTGCTATGTTGTTCATATGCAACGATCTCCTATTTGACGGATTGTTGTTTGGGGTTTCCCTTCCCGGGTTGTGCCGGGAAGGGATTTTTTTTTTAGTGAAACAGATCTTGCTGGTCGCCCTGGAAACGCTCGTCGATCTTGATGACCTCGGCCTGTTTTTGGGGCCGTGCGGTTTTGGGCCGGGCCTGCTTGCGCTTTCTGTAAATCCAGCGTTTGAGATCGTTGAGCTGGTGCATGCGGTAGTCGTCCAGGTCCTCCACCTTGATGTCGTCGGGCACCGTGCGGCCAGCGGATTGCAAGGTTTTGGTGCAGACGTACAGGTAAATCTGGGTCCAATCGCTGTTGAGCGGAAACTGGAGGGACGCCGGATAAACATAGGCCATGGCCTCAGCGTCGGTTGCGGTTTCCGTTTCGGCACCTTCCTTAATAAGCAAAATCAAGCGTTAAAAGTGAATCTGGTCGGGGATCCAGTCCGGCAGCGTGTCCGCCCAGGGGCTGAGGTGCACGATAACCGGATCACTGAAAACACCGACGATTTCATTGATATGGCGTTCGTAATCGCGCTTGCTAAACTGCGGCGCGATCTCCCTGGCCATTTCAAACATCTGAACTTGTTCGGCTGGTTGCTGCATGTGACCTCCTGTTTTCGGTATTGGTATTTGGGGTTAGTAACTCACCGGACCGGCCTGCTTGACCAGCTCGATGAAATCCGCCGGGCGCATCCCGGTTTGGGTGAAAACGTAATTGGCGATCTGCTCGTAGCCCCAGCCCTGGTGGCGCAGGTAATCGCACACGCCGGCGGCCAGCTTGGGGCTTTGCTTTGCGGCGGCCTCTTTGATGATGTCTTTGACGGTCATTTTTCACCTCCTGAAATCAGGACCCGTAGGCCCCAGTTCGGTTAAGTTGGTTGGGGTGTCCTCACCTTCGGGGGAAACATTCAGGCCGGCCAAAAAGTCCTCGGCCGCTTCCGGGGTTTCGAACTCGCCCAGCAGGGCGGGTTCGCCGTCGGTGAAACAGATGCCGTTTTCGTCTTCCTCGATAATAGCCCATACATTATACTTTTTCATGGTTGCTCACCTCCTTTTTCGGCTGGTTGCCTTGCTCGGAGGCGCCCGGCGGGGTGCCCCCTGGCAAAACAATCAACAATAATGCTGGCCTTTTTTGAGCTGGTTCATGACGGTCGGTTTGAAACAAAGATCGCGCTCGATGGGCAAACCGAGCGGTCCGCGAAAGGCTAGGAGATCGCCGAGCTTGAAATAGCCCCACTCGGTGGCGTCGCCATGGACGCGGCCGAAAAACAAAAAATCAATTTCGTTGTCGGCTTCGTCCAGCTCCAGCTGGCCCTCAGTGATAAACCAGGTCCAAGAGTTGTCCGGCGTGAAAAACTTGACATGCGCAACGGGCTCCGCGATGTCGTTCTGGGCGCCGATGGGCGGCAGGGTCTTTATGATTTGCTTGGTTAAAAGTTTCATGCGCTTGCCTCCTGTTGGTGTTTGGGGTTTTGGTTTGCCTGCGGTTTGCGGGCGCAGGCCTGCTTGCCTTGCTCGGGAGCACCCGGCGGGTGCTCCCTGGTAAGACAATCAGCTCAAATCGCCGGCCACAAACTGACGGATGCTGTCCATGTGGCCCAGGACCGCCCTGGCCTTGGCCTCGCCGAAGGAAAACGGCCAGCCGCTGGCCATGGGCAGGTTGATGACGAGGGTGCCCTTGTACTCGCCGATCTCGACACCGGGGGCCTCGGTTTCGCCGTCCACGAACGCCTGGATGGCGCCGGTGTTATTAAGGATGCATTCGGCCTTGGATTTGCCGAATCGAAACGGCCAGCCCTTTTCCGTGGGGATGCAGACAATGGGGTGGCCCTTGTACTCGCTGATTTTGACCTGTCCGTTGTTTTTTTGATCTGTCATGGCTCGATCTCCTTTCGCGGTGTTTGGGGTTTTATCCGACCTGGGTGACACACCCGCAGTGGGTGCAGTGATAGTGATGGCGTTTGACGCCGCAAGTGCACTGGTCATCATCGACAAATTCGCCGGTCGCTGTTTTCCCGAATTCGCAGGTGCAGAATTTGCCGATTTTTTTTGCTCCGGTCTTCACAAAGTCCTTGGCGGGGATATACTCCAAGGTGGTTTGCAGCACGAACATGCAGGTCCAGCTGAATTCCTTTTTGAACGGCTCCCAGCCCTTTAAGGTTTCCAGCGCCTGGATGATTTCGGTTTGCTGGTCCTGAGTCAGTTGTGCGGCGGCTTCGTCCCATTCTGACATTTTCATTTTCGATCTCCTTTGCTGTTTGGGGTTTATATAAAAGGTATTGAACGCCCGCTTAATCAGCGCCCGCTTTGGCGCTGTTTAACCGGAAGCTCAAAAGCTCCCGGTTTGAGTTATTGCCATCCGTCACCGTCCGCTAAAGTTTCGCAAGCGCTCCAGATGTTTTTTACAGGGTTTACTCACTGGCCCCGTTTCCCTCGGGCCTCTGTCTGTCGCTTGCGGCTTTTTGCAACCGTTGGCGCTTTGCAGGGGGTCTTGCTTTCTTTGATGCCCCCTGGGGGCGTTTCCGGTAAGTTGTTGATTTCACTCAGGATACTATCAGGTTATAAAATAGATGTCAAGAAAAAAATGCATTTATTTTAATTTTTTTTTCAACAATTTCAGATGCTTATATTACATCATGCCCGCAAAGCCGCGCGGGTCGAGGGTTTATGAAATGCGGGTCGCGGGTTTATAAAATCGGAAGCAAAACAAAAATTTAAAAAAAGTAAAAGGGAAGTAAAAGAGAAGTAAATTATTTTCCTGCATAGTTGGCATGGTTATTGTATAGCGAAGCCCGCTTTATTATGAATAGGAATATAAGGGGGCCTTTGAGATCGTTTAATATACGTTAAATGACGGGCTCGAAAAAACGCGCTAAGTTGTTTATTTTATTATAAAATCCGATTTCGGGGCTTTTTTCGGGTGTAAAATCGGGCGTTTAGGCGAAAAACGGTCCGAAAAACGCTTATTTGACGTATATGAGGCTGTTTTTTGGGCACTGCGCTGCTTTCTGCCAAGGCGCAAACTGCGCGGACCGGCAGGAATAAGAGAAGTAATTTATTTTTTTTTAAAGAAGTAAAAGAGAAGTAAAACAAAATTAATAGAGAAGTAATTACTCGACATCGGCGGGCACCTGGCCCTCCTGCTTGCGGGTGACCTGTTGGAACCAGTCGTCCAGATTTGAGCGCCAGGCATACCAGCGGCCGTTGATGATGGCGGCCGGCATGCCCAGCTTGATGAATTTATAAAAGATCGGCTCGCTCATGTCGTGCAGGTAGTCGCGGATTTGTTTGGCGCCGATCAGGAGTTGATCGCATTTGTGATTATTTTCCGTCATCGGTTCAACCAGCCTTTTTTCTTGGGGAGCCAGTTGCCGGCGCCGGCGCCCTGTGGTTTTGCGGACGCCGCCGGCGCTGCCTGCGGTTGTTTTTTTTCGGCCCAAAATTTCATGCCGATAATCGCGGCCGCCACCAGCCTGTATACACTGACATCCCAGGCGTGATTTTCGCGGCTACCGATCTGCTGCCAGAGCCCATTTTCATCCACGTATTCGGCGCACATCTGGCGGGCCCACTCGCGCTCGGTTTCGCTGTGCAGATGCCAGGCGCCGGGATCCGCGCCGGCGACTTCCAGCTTGTTGGCCAGTTTGTTTTTATAATAGGTGACATTGGCCCGCAGCAGCTGAATGCCGCCGGGGATGGCGATATTGGTGCCGGGGTAGTAATCCAGCTTGGTGTAGGCAAAGCGCTGGTTCATGCGCTGCTCACCTTTAAACGGCACGATGCGGCCGCGATGCTTGCGGCAAAAATCGTACACCTCCGAAGTGCGGGTACCGACACCGGCGCTTTTGCGCTGGGTGCCGCCCATGGCATCCTGCACAACCATCTGGACGACATAATCAATGCCGGCGGCGTCCTGGTAGACATCCTCCCAGAGCACCTGCTCCAGGGCCTTAAACGAGGTGACATAGCCCTCGCGGATCTGCCAGCTTTCCTGCTCCTCACCCCAGCCCCAGGCGCCGATCTCATAGTAAAAGCCGTCGGCCTGGGTGTCCACCCCGGCGGTGAGGCCCGCGACGATGCCGCCGGCGGGGACCCGGCCGCGCGGGCGGTCGTCACGCAGCTGCAAAATGACATCTTCCTCGCGCTCTGCGGTGTAGATTTTCCAGGGTTCGGCCTTGTGGGCGTTTAAAAAATCCTTGAGCTTTTCTTTGTCTTTGAGCCCGCGCAAGAAAGCGGCGGCCACCTCCGAAAGCCCTACAAACACCGACAGCCAGGAGGGGATATGGAATCCGATTTTGGCCGGGCGGCGGGCGGCGAGGTGCTCGAACAGCTCCAGGCCGCTTTCGCGCTCCTGCCAGTGGCCGCGGCGCACGGCCTTGTTGCGGTCCTCGTCGCTCCAGTGGCTTTTGCAGTGCTGGCACTCATAGGTGGCCAGGTTTTCGGTTTCCACTTTTTCGGGGTCGCGGGCGTCCTTGGGGAATTTGATCTGCTCGAAGGCCATCAGCAGGGTTTTTTCGCAATACGGACAGCGCACCCAGTAATCAAAAAGCGCCTGGGCCTCTTTGGTGAGGGCCTGCCAGATGGGGCCGGTTTCAATGGTAGGGGTGGATATCTTCCAGCGCTTGTACGTCCACTTATAGGTGGTGTTGCGCTTTTCGCCCAGGGATATGGGGTCGGCCTCGCGCTTGCCGGCGGTATCCGGATATTTGTCGGTCTCGTCAAACACCAGGTGCTTGATGGGTTTGTTGGCCAGGCGGGCCGGCGAGGTGGCCCAGCCCAGGTAAATGGGCATGTGCTGCAAGTTGATGCGCATGGCGGCGAAGTCCTCAAACAGGCTGCTCTTGTAGCCGCGCAGGCGCGGAGAGGACTCGATCATGGGCTGGATGCGGTCGTTGCTGTTGTCGCGGGCGGTCTGGATGTCAGGGTAGACATACAGCACCGGGCCAGGGTCGCGGTCCATGGCATAGCCGATGCAGTTATGGATAGCCTCGGAGCCGCCGGTCTGGGGCGCCTTGCACATAATGACGGTGCGCACCGACGTAAAAAAAGAGGCGTCCATAATGTCGGTCAGATAAGGGGTGATGCGGTTGCGCCAGGGGCCGGGCAACGAGCTCATGGTGAGCACCCGGTGGCGCTCCACCCACTTGCTGGGCCTGATTTTTTTGCGCTTGCGCAAAATTTTCTTGTCGGCCCTGGAAAAGGCGGTGGTGTACTCCAGGCGGCCGAGTTCGTGCAGGCGCTCGCGCAGGGGTGCCGGCAACCAGGCGGGCGGCGGTATGGTAAACTGAGAATTTTTTTCAAGTGGTTGCAGCATCGGCCTCGTCTTCGGTGATAATGACCTGAAAGCGTTCCATGTCGGCAAACTCGTTGAACTGTTCATCCAGGCCGGCGTTCATGGCCTCGCGCAGGGCGGCCACCTGGGAGGTTTTGCCTTCTGCCAGTTCCACCCACTCCACCAGGTTGGACTGAATGAAATGGCGCAAGCCGGCTTCCAGCACCACCAGGCGGGAGGCGATCTCCATTTCGAACTGGTCGCGCGGGATATACTTGCCCTGGGCCACCTCGCGCTTGAAGCGCAGCTCGGCGATCTGCTCTTTGAGTTTTTCCAGCTCGTGGGTGGCCTTGAGCTGGGCCAGGCTGTCGGGCTGGTCTTTCTTGATGGCGGACAGCTTGACCAGGCCGGCGCGTTTGATGTAGCGCGTGAGGTCTTTTTCGAGGATGGAGCCGTCATCCTGCACACGCAACCAGCCGGCGGCTGCGTCGTTGTAGAGCTTGCTTTTGCCGATTTTATAGCCCTGCTTTTTAAGGTATTTCAAAACCTCGGTGCGGTTTTTGAATAGCAGGGCGTCGCTTTCTTCGCGCTTTAAAAAGCGTTCCAGGGTCTGGGCGGCGCGTTCATAGGCGGCGATATCGGCCTGGGTGGGATCGTCCAGCAGCTTGCGCTTGGCGTTCTCCTTGACCGTGATCAACAGCTGGAGATCGGTGGCGCTGGATTTCTTGATGAGGTCCAGGAGTTGTTTTTCTTCGGTGGTGGGATTAGCTGTCATCTTCTGCGATCCTATATAGGTTTCGTTTTGCCGGGTGCGTTATTATTGTCACTGCGTGGTTTTACTTAGAAACAGTTTCTTTAAAAATTTCTCCGCAATGTGGACATTCATACTCATCCCAACTGTCCTCATCAGAGAAAAATGCATCTCCTGATCTGCCAGTACTTTTTGCGTCTGGATGATACCATTTCCACGGTGTGCCATCTGATGGATTTTCTTTAGTACATTTTTTTCTTGCCATAGGTTCGAACTCCTTGGAATTACGGGGTTATTCACGATCACACAGGATCGACTCTGCATAATCGCTCGCAAAGTAATCTTCTTTCAAAAGATCCGCATTTTCGCCGCTGTAATCCCAAATCATCCGGCGGCCTAGATTAATAAAAAAATATGCCACTCGATTCCAATACCTGCTCAATCGCCACATATTCATAATCAGATCTCCTTTTTATATTTTTTAGCCCAGCGTTTGCCGGCGGTTTTCAGGCCGGCGGCGCTAAAGGGCGCATAGTAATTAATGCGGTATTTGTCCGGATCCTGGATGCGCTTGTGCATCTTGAACAGGCCGCGGTATTTCATGGAGCTGGGGTGGCGCGTGAAACAGGTGGTCAGCACGTATTTGAAGTCCTCGGCAAAGCGCAGATCCAGGACCTCCTTGACGTCGCGCGACAACAGGGCCAGCAGGATGAGCTTGGCGATTTTCTCGGTGCAGTTGGGTACGACCAGGTCGCTCATCAGATAGATCATGGCGGGGTCCTGCTCGCCGGGCAGTTTCCACTGGTGCGAGGTGGCGCAAAAGTCGGCCTTGCCGATGATATAGCCGTCCGCCAGGAACGCCAGCGATTCGGCCACGCCGCCGGTGAAGGTATTGATCATGGCCGAGGCAAAAAGCTCGTTCATACGGATGCTCTGGGGCACGCTGATTTTGGTCAGATCTAATTTTTCGCGGCCGGTGAATTGACGATCCGCCGGGAAAAACGGGCCGATGTCCTCGCTTTTGACTTTGTGGCGCACGACGGCGGCGGGTTTGGATTTTTGGGAGATTAAATAAAGTGTGTTGCTGCCCCGGCCGCGCGGCATTATGATTGCCCTGGGGGTGCCGATAATCGCGTGGACTTCGGGCAGATCCTTATATAAAATCACGATGTATTCATTGAATTTTTTTATCAGCCGGTAAAGGGATAAATCATCATCCAGTATGGGCGTGTATTCCGGCGACTGCCAGGCAATGGCCGTGCGCAACAGTTTGTCCAGGTTCTCGTAATCGCCCTTGTAGATCGGCGGGGCGCAGATGAAGGTGTGCGCCGGATCCGCATCTTCCAGCACTTTAAAACCGTCTTTGGCCTCATATTGGATTTTGCCCAGGTGTTTTTTATAGGCCTGCAGCTTGGCCTTGGTTTTATCCATGAGCTGGGGCCAGTTGGCCCGGTATATTTCCACCTGGCGTTTTTGAAATGGGTTCTTCATTTTCCAGACCTGACGCAGATCGTACAGTAGGGCAATGGAGGCGATCGTATCTATGGGCGTGTCGATGCTGACCAGGTCCTTTAGATGCTCCGGACAGTCGGGCTGAGTACTCAAGTCCAGTTTTCGGCCGGTTAAATAGGCACCCAGGGCCGAGGTGTAGAGCGTGATATCACAGGTTTTGATCTCGCCTTTGTAGCCTGCCGATCGCAGCACCGACGGGATAGTAAAGTTGCCGGCGCAGATATTGAGCACCGGGTGTTTTATATGAGCGGTGTAGCCGGCTAAAACCGTGCGGACATCGGCGGGAATGGCTCCGATAAATGACATTTCACTTTTCCTCCCGGTTTAAATATTGGTTGATTATCTCGATGATGCGCACCATCGCCAGGGATCCGTTTTTGATGTTGTCCTTTTCCTTGACGCGCTGAATAGTGTCGTAAAACTCCTGAAAACATTGCATGGGGGCCAGGTATTTTTCATTGGCGCTAATACTGCTTAAATCCTCCATAATTTGATCCAATAGCTCTTTTTCTTCTTTGACGAATACGAAACTGACGGTTTTTGTGGCGATATTGGGTGTTGAAAAGGTCACAAATGAAATGTTTTCAAGCTGCTCTATCGTTTCGCTGGACAGGCCCGTATAGAGTTTGTCCTCCACGTCCTTGATGGCCGCCCATAAACTGGCCAAAATCCCCATGTCATCCTCGCCCACTAGGGCATTATGGGATAGCTGGATGGCCACCTTATGACCGGCGGGTATTTTTTTGGTAATAACGATTTGGTAATAACGATGATTAAAACCAGCGGGATCTGAGCCTCGATACTGGCCTTGACGCGATGGTTGCCGGATAGCACCTCCAGGCGGCCGGCCTTGACCTCGTGGCAAAGGGGCACACTGGACAGGCGCTTTTCCTTGCGGATATTGGCGACGAGCTGGTTGA